GGTATCGGCTGGAACTGGAGCGCTTCGAGCGAGTCGTAGTCGGAGAGTTCCACGACCTCGCCGTCGCGGGCCGAGAGCAGCGCCTGCCGCGCCTTCTGCGAGAGCGGCCCCCTGCTCACGTACTTGCGGATGCCCGTGCGGAGCGCCTGGAGTTCCCGCTTGCGGATGACGTGCAGTTCGTTGGCGAGCGGCTCGAGGGCAGCGGCCATCCCCTCGGGGAACACCGAGTCGGGAATCTCGTCCCACAGCATGTACGCGAACGGGAATCCTGCATAGGTCGAGGCCCATTCACGCACGAAGAACACTTTACCGCTGCGGTTAAGATACACCGTCCTACCTGCTACGATGTCCCATATCTCCCACACGACGACGCGCCTGACGCGGGTGTCGATGACGTCCTGCATGTCGGGCGGCTCGTTCGCCGAGAACGGGTTTGTCTCGCTCGTCTCCCATCTCGTCACGTTGCCGACGCTGTCGGCCTTCGGGCACTTCTTGCCGAACCATTCCTTTGCGTCCTTCTCGCTCAGGAACAGGCGCCGCCCCATGTAGTTGGCGTTGGTGATGTGGTCTGCGGTCGGGTCGAGGACGAGGTTGAACGGGCTCACGCGCTCGAGGAACCATCGCTCGGAGAGCAGGTCTGGGACGGTTACGTCCTCCTCTGTCGAGATGGCGTCGGTCGCTCCGCCGGTCGCCTTCGACATCTTGTCGGTCACATCGGGCGGCAGCACGCCGAACGCGCGACGCTGACGGCCAACGACCTGCGTTCCCCATGACGTCTCGTACCCGACGAAGCCGACGCCGATGCCATACGTCTCGGCATCGAGCGTGACGCGGCGCGTCTCCTCGTCCATGCGCTCCATCGCCCACCGGCTCTCGAGCATCGCCGAGAGCGCGGGCTCGCTGTTCGGGTCGAGCGGCCTGGTCAGCGACGTGACCTTCGCGCTCGGCATCCCGATTGCAAGTTGCGGGACGAGCGAGCGGATGCGCGCCGCCATGATGTTGACGACCGGAGACTCCTCGCTGACGCGACCGTCGTGGTAGATGTGGGCGAGACGCTTGGTGTAGCGCTTCCATCTGTCCTCGCGTCCGAACTTCGCGCGGAACTTGAGCGCGCTCTCAAGCTGCGCCTCCCATGTCGCCGCTTCGTTCGATGAGTACTTGACGCCCTCGAGCTCGTCACCAGCCATCTCGTTCTCCTTGCACTAAGAGTCCTGACTCCTGCGTCACGTCGCTCCGTGACGGCGCTCGGTCGCTCATGTACAGCGGCACCAGAACCTGCGACGGCTGCACCACTATCCGGCAGACGGAGCCGCAGGAAGGGCACCGCGTGTCGTGGCGCTCCGCCATCGAGGATACGCCCTCGAAGCGTTCGTCGCACTCCACGCACCTGTATGCGTATCTCGGCATCGTCCCTCCCTTCGGCCCAATCCTACAACACCGACGGATAGGAGAACATCTCGTTGCCGACGGTGTCACCGGCCTCGCGCGCCATGACGTCCTCCTCTATCTGCCTGAGCACCACGGCTATCGGGTCGTCGTCGGGCACGATGTTGCGGATGAGGTTGCGGCTCTCACGCCGCGCGAGCACGCACGCCGGAGCCAGCGAGTCCACCCTGTCGTCGTGCCTCGGTTCGATTGCGCCTATCCTCCGGCCACCGAGATGCACCACGCCGCGCATCTCGTCGAGCGTCTCGAGGTCGCGCACCTCGAGCGCCCCCTCGCGGATGTACTTGTCGAGCGTGCCATAGGCGTTGTTCTTGGTATCGGCGTTGCTCCACCACCCGATACGGTCTGTCATCTTCGTCTCTTTCGAGAACGTCGATGACGTCCGCATGTACATCTTCGGGTAGCGCAGCCGCTTCATGTTGGAGATGACCGCAGCACCGACGCCGTTGGCCTCGACCGCAATCACGCAGTCGTGGCACAGGATGCCGAGCTTCACGAGCTCCTCGGCGTAGACGTCGGCTGGAATCTGCCCGTGGATTGTCACCAGTTGCCGGTGCGGGACGAGCGCCGCAGCCTCGAGCAACTGCTCCTCGTCCACGTCGGCATACGGGACGCCGACATGCACGAACGACGCGGCCTGGAAGTCGCCCCACGGCGCGTCACCGGCGCAGTCGGCCATCGCCACGAACGGCCTGCCGCTGGTGAGCGCCTCGTAGAAGTCATCGAGCCCGTGGACGACGACATGCCCGTAGGGGTCTGGGACGAACTTGACCTTGCGGTTCGCCTTGTCATCCCACACGACCGAGCCGCGCACGTCGCGCGAGGCGAGCGACTTCTGCCGAGCGGCCTCCTCCTCGACGTGGACGACCGAGAAGTAGTTGAGCCCCGAGGCGATGAACGCCTGCTCCCACGTCTCTGGGTACTCCTGCTGGAACTTGGCGAGCGAGCCACGGTACAGCCTGCGCTTCCGGTCGTGCCATGCCTGGTCGCGGTCTGGGTGCAGGTAGTACGGGAGGAACACGAAGCCCATCTCGGCCTCACCGAACGTGACCTCGACCTCGACACGACCGTCAGGGTTGTCGATGCCGAGGATATGCTGCACCTCGCCGAACGCGGAATCGGTCGCCCATGCGTGGACGAGGTCGCCGACCCCGTTGGCGGTGGTGAACATCACGATGCGACCGCCGCCGTCGGCGCACGCCTCGACCGACGCCCACACATCCTCCTGCCTCGCAATCGGACGGATTATCGCAGCCTCGTCGATGAGCACGAAACCAGCGGCCTCGGAGCGTCCCGTGTCGGACGCCGCGCTCATCGGCTCGAGCGCAGAGCCGTTGGCCCACTCGAGACGCTGGATGCCGTCGTTGGTCATCACGGCCATCTCTTTGATGTGCTCCGGCAGATGCCGGTAGATGTCGAGCACGCGCCTGACGAGGCGCTTGGACGTCGGCATCTTGTTCGAGATGACGATGCCGATGTTGTCGTTGAAGAACATCGCAAGCCACAGCCCGTAGTGCGCCGCGATGAACGTGAGCCCTATCTGTCGGGCCTTCAGGACGAGCACGACGTCGTAGGCGGTCATCGCCTCGGCGAGCAGCAGTTGCCAGCCCCAATCGCGCCCCGTCGTCTCAGAGACTCGAGGGTTCCCGCCAGGGCACAGGCGCTGCCACCCGCGCTCCCTGCCGCCCTTGATACGCACCATCCCGTACCAGCGCAGGAAATACGGGAACCCGTCGGTCGGATGCGAGAGCCTCTCGCGCTCGGCGTCGATGACGTCACGCTGTATCGCGCGCGGCACGGCCCCGATGCCCTCGTAGTGCATCGCCATCAACCAGAACTCGAGCTCGGTCGCCGATGGCCGGTAGTCGCCCCTGGTGTCGATGCGTTCCAGATAGCCGGAAACCTCATCCGGCGGCACCTGCGGCTCGAGGACGTGCAGGACAGGCGTGCTCACGCGCTCACTCCCTGCCGGTGGACTGCTTCAACGCCCCACGGCGAGACGCCTCGCGGTGCTTGCGCCTGCGCTCCTTCTCCATCTCGCGCTCGGCGAGCGCCTTGACGAGCGGAGACTCGTCCTTCCGTGCCGTGCGCTCAGCCATGCGATGCTCCCCTCGCCCCTCGGATGAGTGCCCCCGTGTGGTCGCTGGCCTTCACAGCGCGAGGCCGGTAAGCCTCGACGGGAGCGGCGTCCATGCCGTTGCTGCTCGTGGATGAGGGGCACGAACCACGTTCCAGCATGACCGCGTCCTAGCAGGTGATGGTAGAAGGTCGAAGCGTGTCCCGTCAACAGGAGGCCGAAGGTGGTGAGACGATTGGGTGTGCGTGAAGAGGGGAGATATAAGGAGGTAGCACACGCCCCCGCCCCCCCGTGCGGGTGCGCCCCCCCGCGTGTCCCCGCGCATCCCCGCGCGCGTGTGGCGCCGACCGCCGACCGCTCCCTGCTCGCGCGCCTGCGCTTGCGCCTGCCTGCTCGCCACCCGCCCCCCCCCTGCGTGCCCGCCCGCGCGTGCGAGCAACCGGCGTGCCAGCCTCACACGTCAGTCGAGGCGAACAGCGGCAGGGAGCGAACGCGAACGCGAGCGGTTAGCAGCGACCGCACTCGGAGCGTGAGCGCACACGAACGCGGACAGT